GCCTAAGAAAGGAGGCAAAAAATGGGATCACCATTAGATAGCTCTCAGTTTGTGAGACTTCTCGACCAACGCCTCCGTAGCGTTAGCGAGAACAAGTATAAGGATCTGCCGAGCATGATTCCGAAGCTGTATAACACCCTTCCCTCAGACAGTGCGTGGGAAGAGTTTTATGGCATAGGGGCCGTGCCTGACATCCCGGAGTTTAACGGAAAAGTTTCTTGGCTGGGTATCGCTCCGGGCTACCACAGCAAGATCGAACCGAAGGAATATGCAGGTGGTATTCTTGCGGAGCGAAAGCTGATTGACGACAAAAAGTACAAGGTTCTGGACGGAAGGGCTGAAGGTCTTATGGGCTCTGCTCACAGGGTCAGAGAAAAGAAAGGGATGCGTACCTTTGGGTATGCGTTCTCTACTGCCTTTGACTACATGGAAAGCGAGGAAGGCGTGGCCCTTTGTTCAAGCTCTCATACCACTAAGTCCGGTACGTCCACGTCAAGCGGGTTTGATAACGCCGGTACGTCTGCAATGAGCAAAACCAGTATTGCGACTACCCGTCTGCTTATGCGGAAGTTTCGCAACGACATTTCGGAGAGGATTGAGGTGGGGGATGACTTGGCGATTGTTTGCCCGGACAACCTTGCTGATACCGCTTATGAGATTACCGGGACTCCGGCTGGGTACGATACGACGGCTTTGGACAAGAATATGTCTTATGGCCGCTATGAGGTCATTCCGTATCTGCGCCTTGACGATGTGGATACAACCAACTGGTTCATGGTGTGGAAGTCTCAGATGAAGAAAGACCTTATGTGGATTGACAGGATTTCACCTGAGTCCAAGAATACCGTGGACTTTTCCACATACCAGTTGCAGCAGGCCGTTTACTTCCGGTGTGCTGCGGGTTTTATTGACTGGCGATGGGTCTACGGAAATGTGGTGTCATAACAACAACTTAACCGTGTTGGCGGTTTAACATTCTCTCATTGGGGGAGGCCAGCACCTCCCCCTCTATATAGCACGGGCAATGAAGCGTCCGGCTAAAGGGGAACAATAATGGCAGGAACTTATGGAACATTTAAACGAAGCGGGATCCCCATCAAGATAGATGGCGAAGAGCGGAATTAGCAGAAGACGAGGCAGCCAAAAAGAAAGCCAAAAAGAAAAAGGAGGTCAAATAACAATGGCATTAGAAGAGGTACAGTTTTTCGGGGCGGCAGACAGGAAAGGCCGACATGCAGACGGAAAGATAACGTCTGAATATCCCGCTTGGTATTTTGTCGCACAGACAGAAGACCTTCAGGAAGAAATCGAGCATAAGACACGGGCAATTAAAATGGGGCTTATCCCGCCTTCCGAGCTTCCTTATGCACAGGAAGAACTCAGGAAACAGGAAACCATGCTTGAACGGATCAAGAGCAAGCCGGAACTGAAGGGCAAGGACAAGGATGAGGCGGCCAAGATTTACAAACATCTTTCAACTCAGATAGGCGATACGATGTTCTCCAGGAGTGAGATGAAAAAAGGTCTTGTCGATGCCCACGAAGAAGTACGGCGTATGACAGACCCAATTATCAATGTCCGGGGTCAGACCAAAATACTCGCTAACATGGGTATCAATGCGAAAGGCGGGAAGATAAGCCGTAATGAAGCGTCAAAAGCCTTCAAGATCATAGGCCGGGTTCTTGGTGAAGCTACGAATATCGAATATCTCAGGAAAGACTTTAACCACGGAACATTTCACCCGGAAAGAAGCCTTGAAGAAATGGAGCAGTAATGGACGGCAAAGACCTTCTCAGGCGATTAGAACAAATCCTGAATGAAGAAAGCACGGGAACTTGGACGGATGATAAGAGTTCCTATGACTTTCTTTGGGAAGCGGCTAAAGAATGGGTTGCACGAACCAAGAGCTTAACGGCTACTCAGGAGTTCATCACGGTTGCCGGACAGCCTAATTATATGCTTGATGTGAATTTTCTCAAGCTGTTCCTTACGGATAACAGCAACAGGTATTTTCTGAAATATACAGACGGTTCAGATCATCTTATCCGGTTCATGGACTATGAGGATATCTTACATAGGAACAGCATCAAGACGTATGACATTCAACAGGCTACGCTCACAACGGCTGCAACCACTATTCAGGATACGGGCCAGGACTTCTCTGATTGGGAAACATCTTCCGGGGATTCGGCCTATAAGCTGACCATTACGAACACTCAGGGCACGGAATCATGGGCCTATCTTGGGGAAGCCTCTACCACCACAAATGCTGATGATACGGTAGCCGTTTTCTCTGACCTTGATAGGGATTCTACCGGCTGGAATGGCGCCGGGACTCCATCGGGAACGGCCAGTTTTTACCGTGTCGAGAAATGTTCTACCCAGGATGTGCCGGACGGGTTTGCCATACGGGATAAACAGACCAAGGCTACTCAGTCAACCGGGACGGCTACGTCTGATGGTGCTGCGGCAGGCGGCGAATGTACCCTGACTGACACATCGGCTGAATTTTTTTCCTCTGAATATGTCGAACCGGGAGATGTGGCTCACAACACGACAGATGCCAGTGATGGGATTGTTTTGTCTATTACGAGCGATACCGCCCTTGTTTGTGCCTTGTTCAATGGAACTGACAATGAATGGGATACAGACGATGCTTATGTCATTCAACCACAGGGACGGCTTGAGATATTCTTTGACCCGCCTCCGGCCACGGCGGGGCATATTGTAAGGGTTGATTTCATATCAAGGCCGGACCCGGTGTATTCGGATTACGGGATTTATCGTTTCAGACAGCATGCTATGGAGGCCATAGTCAAGTACGCTGCATGGCTTTACAAATACAGGGACCAGGAAATGGATAGTCACGATGCCAGATTTGGTGATGTACTTTACCAAGAATTTGACAAGGCTGTCAGGGCAGAAGCCTTTAATCTGCACCCTGAAAAGAAAAGAGCAAGGTGGACGGTTAATCTGAAGGCGAGGCGATAGGATTTATAAAAAGAGGGGGTTATTATGGCATGGCCTGATATGAGTGATTTACGGACAAGGGTGAGGGATTTATTAAACGAATCTACCGCTGCTTTCTTTTCTGATGCGGAGATTAACAGATGGCTCAACGATGGAGAAAGAGACATCGCTATCAAAAGTCTTTGTTTAGAGCAAATACTTTCTAAGGCTACGGTATCTGGTACAAGAACTGTAGACATATATCATGTTAAAACTTTGGATGTAGAATATACACCAGCGGCAGGTAATCCTGTTGGCTTATTGAAAATAATTCCTAAACAATTAGGTCATCTTAATCTAAATGGAACTCATCCGCAATATTGGTTCCCCTGGGGGAAAACCATAGCGATAGAACCGTTACCAGATGCAGCATATAATTTAAAGGTATATGTTGCGTCTCTGCCTACAATAGAGATGAGTGAAACTACAGATGAACCGCAAATACCAGTTTCTCTGCATTATTTGGTAATTAAATACGCATATTGCCGTGCTTTAATGAAGGACGGTTTGCTTAAAAATGCTGGTTTTGTTTATGCGAATTATGTCTATGACTTGGAAAATATCAGGAGTTCAATCGTGGAAAAATATCAAGACAGGAAAAGCGAATACAAACTACCAGATAGAATTGAAATAAAGGAGTAACGTCATGTCAACAAGCCAGGATTATACTGCATATGATGAGGTGGATGATCCCACAAGCTTAACTGTAGCGGCGGCAATGCTTACGGTTGGTGCCGTAGATGATGATGAGGAATTATATCTTACAGAAGATTTTACGGCAGGTTATTTTAGTGGGGACTTTGAGCATACATTTAATTTTCAATGCACTGCCACCGATGGAAGCGAAGTGGTTTATTTATGGGCGATAGCTAACTCAGTTGATGAAATAGGGGCTAAAATTACAGCCGATGATGATTTGTTATGCCTTAGTTGGGAAAATGGTAGCCTTGTTTTAACAGAAAGGAACGGTAATACGAGCACAACAGATACTTCGGCGAGTGCATTATCTGAGGATACTAATTATTATATTAGGGTAGTTAGAGATGAAAGTCTGGGGACATATGGGACACTTTATGCCTATATCTATACAGATGCTTTTTATATGAATCTAAATGATACGCTCGTTGTTACTCTTACTGAAAAACAAGATTTCAGATATTTGTTTGCGGTTAGCGGGAAAGGTGATGGCGGGGGTTCTGTTGCATGGTCGGGTACGATTAGCAACTTAGCGTTGGATGAATACCCGTATACTATGGATAATTTACGGACAAGGGTGAGGGATTTATTAAACGAATCTACCGCTACTTTCTTTTCTGATGCGGAGATTAACAGATGGCTCAACGATGGAGAAAGAGACATCGCTATCAAAAGTCTTTGTTTAGAGCAAATTGACCAATTATCTACTACTGGTTCTACCAGAACCGTCTCGTATAGTGCCTATAAGGTTAAGCATTTAGAATATGTTCCGACAAGTGGAACACCTAAAGGGTTAGTGAAAATAAAACCGGCTCATATGGGTAGGTTATCTGGGGATAATGTTCCATTTTATTGGTTTGAGAGCAAAAACAACGTAGCGATAGAGCCAGTGCCAGATGGCACATATACTTTAAACGCTTATGTCGGGGACTATCCTGGTTCTGAAATGAGCCTTGGCCCAGATATACCAGAAATTCCACCTGATTTCAGACCTCTTATTGTATTATATGCGTTTATGCGTGGGCTGGAAAAAGAAGTGAAGGTTATGCAAGCTAATCAAATAAATGGAATGTATTTATCCGAATTATCACACGGAAGCAGGGATAAAATTATAATAAGGCCAGGTAGCAGGGAAGATACTCGGATAGGCTAATGGAAAAGAAATCATCTAAAAAAGAGATTATAGCTGTTGCTCCGAACATAGAGTTGAAGGGTCCTACTCAAGA